ACAAATGGATTAACAAAGGTAAATCCGACGTTACTGAAGAGTAAAAAACTTTAATCCCCTTCACTGTGAGGGGATTTTTCTTATATTTGCCACATGCCATTCGAAAAAGCGCCACAACCAAGACCTGATAAATGGGAAATAACATTTGAAGATGAAGAAACTATTTCTATTTGGAAATACAACAAAAAAAAGAATCCAAATGGTCCTATAGAGGTTGAATACAAATATAAGAGAGGATACACTCATCCCAAAGAGTCTAAAAAAACAATGAAAGATTTGATTGAGAAGTAAAAAAAAAAGGTGAGAAATCTCACCTTTTAGTAATTAAGTTTTTTCTCAAAACTTTGAAGAACCGCAATAATGTTGTCACGACCAACAGGATTTGCGGAGTGAACATTCCAATTAGGAAGAGGGAGTCCATTTCCCCAACAATATTCACAAAGCCATTTTGCACAGTCATAACCTGATTTTATTTCTTTTGTTTTGTCTTCACCGAGGTCGTGGTCAAATGAGATTTCGTCAGGAAGTCCGTACTCTTCAATGTGCTGTACAAATTCTTCATAGTTTCTAACAACAGTCCATCCTTTAGATTTTGGGTTTCTTATGTCGTCGAGATATATTTTTTTCAGTTTCATTTTATTCATTAATTGTAGTCGAATAATCGCCACATTCAATCCTCATTTCGTAAATCGCGTCAGGACCAAATTCATAGTCTGAATCGGTTATGTCTCCGTCCCAATACATATCCATTCCTGAAGGTGCAATTTCTTGCTCCTCTTCAGTGAGAACAACATCCCACTCAACGTCGTAAACATCGGTGGAACCATCAGAAGACTCAACTAATTGAAGGTCATTGAAGTCACTTTGGTCGATTTCTGAAATATTTTTCTTTTTCAAGAGTTTAATCAGTTCTTCAACAGTGAACTCCTCAGTAAACAATTCCGCTGACCTCCAATTTGTGGATACTTCACAAAAATAGTTTTTTTCTTCCCATGTGCCATTGACGTAGTTAATTTCATTCAAACTTTTTTTGTTGAATAGAAGTGTTACTTTGGTTAGCTCTTCAGGATTGAGTTTTTTTAACTCTTCGATGACATTTTTGTTTTTCATTTTTTGTATTTTAGTCGTTATTCAATTTGTCCTTTGTGTTATAATACTCAAGTGCAATATTATATGCAATCCATAAGCAAAGAATTAACGCACCTCCGACAATTATATAACCCATCACTTCTGCATAATACATTACTCCTAAAGATAGAAGGGTTAAAGTAAGTAAAAAACCAACCACGGTTAATAAAGCTTTAATTTTGTTATTCATATTATTTTGTTTTTTATAAGTAATCAAATTGTTTTGTTTTGACATCAAAATCAATAACAATTGGTTTGTTTTCATGCACGTATCTTTCATTAAGAACAGCGGCATTTAAAAATTCAACTCCATTAAAATTTTTTTGTCCATAAGCGCAGTGAATATGGCCGCAAACATGAATTTTTGGTTGAACTTTCATGATTCTGTGAAACAAATCTTGACAACCTACTTGTAGACCACTTGGAACCCAATCAAGTATTCCTGATGCGGGACCGTGTGTGATTAGGATGTCAGTGTTTTCAGGGATTAACGCCCACTTCTCAGCTAGCTTTTCTCCTCTTGGAAGATTGAATGCCCAATCATAAAACTCAGGTTGCCAAGGACTTCCATAAAACTTAATTCCATCTATAACAACTTCGCTATCAAAAAGATAGTGAACACCTTTTTCTTTATATTCCGGTGCAATATCGTGGACTTGTTCGAAACCAAAGTCATGATTCCCAGCAATAAAGATTTTATGAGTGAAATCAGTGTTACTGAACCAATCCAAGAAATCTTTAATTTCGTGAGTTTTTCCAACGTTTGAGATGTCACCTGCATGAACTAAAACATCACCATCTCCGAGAATGTTTCCCATTCTTTTGGAAGTCAAGTGTTCATGTTTTCCATGTGTGTCACTTATAAAGGTTATCTTCATATCTCTTCATTTTATCCCAATTTAAAAAATCCTCACCCTCATAATCAGGATGATTTTTTTTCATGTTATCAATCCCACTAACCCATGCCCACGAAATCAGGACAACAAAGATAAACATAAAAAAGAAAAGTGCAATCATATTTTAATTTTTTCAATCCCACCAATTCCGAATACCTGACCCGTCATACCAATCGTTCCAGACGTTCATTTTATTCTTTTCTTCGGGACTTTTTTTATCCATTAAGGTTTTATACTCATCAAAATTTTGACCTTTTAAAATGTCAAATAATTCGTTCCACTCAAGTTCTTCAAGTACATCCGCTCTATCGTAAATTTTTTTATTGTGTACAATAATTTCAGGATTTTCGTCCTCGTCAGTGAACATCCAATTATTTCGGAGAATAATTTCACCGAGTTCGAGCTCGGCTTTTGATAGATAGTTATTCTCTCGAATATTTTTAATAATTTCGATTACGCGGTTTATTTTCTGAACTTTCTTCAAACGGGTGACATCGACCTCATTTCCGTGAAATTCTAAAGTTTTTGCGGTCTTTTCTAAAGAACGAGATAATAACTGGAGATTGAAAGAATAATCCCAAGACCTAAATTCCCAAAGTTGTTTTCTGAAAAACCATAGGTTTTCAAAAAACATGGGAATTTTATAACGGAAAACTTCATATGTTTTGTACCACCAAGTTTGATGCCGAGCCATAACTTCCAATGACTTCCAAAAACTATCTGCAAATGTTACTTTCACAATTTTTGTTTTTTATAGAATGCGGGAAGTTTGAATTCCAAAAGTATTTTATCAATCTCTTTTGTAAGGTTAAAACACTCCGCCAAACCTAAAGTTTTTTGGTATTTTCTATGAAAGTTCCACACGAGTGTTTCGCAATTAGCCGCTTGTTCTTTTGTTGTACAGGATTTGGCAACTTTATCTAACCAAACTAAAACATCGGCCCAATGAGTACTTCTTTTTTCGTTAGGGTCCATATCATTTTGTTTTTTTTCTCCAAAAAACTCTCCACACTCGTTACACAACACGTTTATGATAGGTAAGTTTTTTACCGCATAGTCATGATTGAAGTGTAGGTTTTTAGTTTCTCCGCATTTGGGACATTTATATTCCATAACAAGAATTTTTACAAAGATAGTAAAAAAATAAGACCCGACAAAATAATTTTGACGGGTCTTTTGGAAAGGATATATGAGAACACCTTGCGGTGATGTCACTTATAAATATAGGAAAAAACCAAAAAATATCAAATTGGAATATAACCAGAGGGGTTATTTTAACAAATGATAGTATTCTTTGAAATGTTTCAATCTATCAGCAAGTCCTATGGTTCCACCATTTACACATTTTGTAACTGAAGTTACAGTTGCGTTAGAATCATCCACACATCTCTTCAAACAATTTTTACTGAAAAACCATGCCGCAGATAGTAAGGGATATTTTGTTGAAACCAAATCAGGATTTGAAACAATGTCTTCATTTATTGCTTTACCAAATGCGGTATAGTTGTCTTTACCTGTAAGTTGGATATAACCTCTTCCACGGAATTTAAACCCTTCACCCGTTGATTCAGGACCATTACCCATTCTTCCTCCGTACACCTTTGATGCAATTTTCTGAGGATTTCTTGCGTAAGATTCAGAAAGATTTCCCGGAAAATATTTTGGGAAAATGTTTTTGAGACCCTGAGCGGAATAATTTAAATTCTCTTGAGTAAGTCTAAATCCTCCTGATTCGTGACCACACTGTGCAAGAAAGTGAGCAAGTTTTAAAGGTGTATCGATACCGAATTTTTTTGCAGTATCAGGAATTTGAGCGATAACATTATCAGGAATGTGACCCTTCAGATTTTCTAATTTCAAAGAACCAGTGTTTACAATTGGAGCTTGTTGTACAGGAGCGGGTTCAGTAATTAGAACTCCTTGTCCCATAATTTTTTGCCATGTTTGTTCCCCCACGATACCATCGGGACTTAAACCATTTTTTGTTTGGAAATTTTTTACTGCTTGCTCAGTTCCATTACCGAAGATTCCATCGGCACCTAAGCCCAATTTTTGTTGAAGTTTTTTAACGTCTTCTCCTTTAGACCCAACTTTTAGTAGCATAGTAATTTACTTTTTCAATAAATATTTTCTACTGTGAAGAATGTGATAGATTAACATCACCTAATATACAATACTTGATGTTTTGAGTAACGTTCGAAGTTGTCACATTTATTGTAAAAAATGTGACGGGTGATATAGAACCAAAGTTTGTTCTATTGATTGAATCATAATTTGTTGAAGTGAACCAAAGCACTTCCGTAATAGGTCTGAGTCCTGTAATATGTGCTAAGATTAGATATGCGTCACCTAAATCAATAATACCATTTTTATTTGCGTCAGCGGCTTTCCACTGCTTTGTTCCCGTTAGAAATAAACCTGAGGGAGTATTATTAGGTGTATTTACGTTTTGAATTTCGTTAAATAGTGGGGTAAAATCGGCGGTTGTTATCCCTTGAATCGAAAGAGAGGGAACTAATTTATAGGTTGAATTTTGTTGAGGTAAAGTAAAGGTATAAGTTCCACTTGAGGTTAAAGTTTTATAATCGACCAAGGTTTCAACTCCGTTTACTACCCGATATAATGTTAAAGTCGGATAAGGACTTAATATCGGAACTGAAACTGTACCCGAAAGTGTATTTGTAATTGCAACAGTATTAGTTGTGTTTGCTGCGTAGTACCCTGTAAAAGTTGCATCTTGGGGATTTGACCATGTACCAAACTCAATCACGTAAGGATTAGACCAATCAGGTAAATCATTCCAACATCCACCACCACCCCATTTCGTTACTGCAAAATCTTCACCACCAGCATCATTAGGTTCACCACCACACCAATTTTGATATGTTCCTGGTTGAGGGTTCCCATTAAAGTTTCCAATATTGACCAAAGTTCCATTTTCAGGACCCGCATCAACTCTCCAATAACCCTCTTGTAGTCTGTCTGAGAGAGCAAACCATATATTATTCTGAGGAACGTTTGCAATAATAAAGTTTTGTTCATCCGCAGACGTAATTGTCACCAAATAACCAGTTTGACCTTTGAAGGTTTGTTGAGCAGCTAAAACCTTTGAATTCGTGTAAGTTGCGGTGGTTGAAATTGGTCTATAGAAGTGACCATTTGTTGCGTTGTAATAATATCCCACAGGGTTTATTGTTGTTGAAACTGAGATTTGAACACTTCCCAATGCAGAACCTGTGTTGATTTTAAGTGAAGCAAGTGCGTTATTTACGTTTGCTTTGGTTCCTGTGAAACTTATTCTTGTGATATTTGACCAAGTGTTATATCCTGTGGCAAAAGATAAACCTGTAGTTGTTGTGATTGAAAATGTTGTTCCTGCGGGGGGATTAACAAGACCTATTGAAGTTAATAAAATTTCAGATGTGAATCCGTTGATTACAAATCCACTTGCATCTTGACCTGAGGTACTCACCTGATAAGTTCTTCCTGGAGGTGCCGTTACACTTTGTGCGAAACAAAAATCATGCGAAACAAACTGTGCGAAACAAAATAAAAATATGGTAAGGAATATTTTCATAGATTTACTTTACTACCAATCAAGAAAAATGATAAAATAGGAAACTCAGGATTGGTACTCAGATTGGCTTTATAATTTACATTAAATTTGAATCTTCTTGAGATTTGGTAATCAAATCCACTTCCTATGAACGCACTGAATGTTCTGTCTGTTACAGTTACTTTATCTACTGAAGAATAAACCACAGGTGTTGAAATTAAATAAATCTCAGGGGAGATGGTAAGTTTTTTATTTGCAACAATTGGCTTGGTATAAAATGCAGTGAATGATGGACTGATAAATAAGTTACTATCTTCAGGAAGTTTGGCAACAGCTCCACTTATATTAAATCCTGTAATTCCCCACTTCTTGGCGTTTATTATCATACTATAACCCAAAAATGAAAATAGGTTTCCGTATGAATAAGCACCCGTTAGATTTACATTATGAACGAATTTAAGGGTTCCTGATTGGTTAATTTTTATTTTTGTATATCTTGAATTGATAGCAAATTGTTTGAAATTAAACCAAATCATTCCTGTTACACCCCAAGAACTTGTTCCCATTAGAGAGGTTCTTGATACACCGACATTTGCAATTCCTGTAAAACTTTTGTCTAAGTTTTGAGCGGAAGTAAGGTCAGATGAGACTATCATGGGGTTCGAATTTCCTGATTTTGATGAACCTTTTTTTCCTCCACCTCCACCACTTGAACCACCACTTTCTGAACCACGGTCGTTCCTTACATCAACGTTCATTACCGTTGTCGCCACCACCTCTGAACCTTTTTCTTTATCTTTCTCACCGCTTCCCGTAGAAGAAGATGTAGAAACGCCACTATTGTTATTACCCCCACTATTAGGAGAATTACTGTTCCCCCCGACACCACTGCCACCGCTTGTAGGGTTATTTGAAGTCCCTTGAGAAGAAGTTTGACCCCCTTGGTTAGAACTTCCCACAGGTACAGAACTGTTGCCCTGACCGCCTGATACACCTGAGCCCCCATTTGGAGAAGTCCCACTACTATTAGTATTAGAAACAGAATTATTAGAGTTAGAATTAGTATTTTCATTTCTATTTCTTGTTTTTTCGGACCTATTGTCTTTTGAACCCGCATCATTTCCACCCATAGATGAACCTTGCATCACGGATGAGTTTATTTGACCAACAACACTACTTACCACATTTCCGATTACTTGTGCGGTTATTTGATTTCTTGTGACACCTACGGATTGAACCGAGCAAGGAGTTAGTTTTCTATAATCCACATAAGCTTGATTGACCCAAGAGGCAAAAGCACCACTCGCCACGTCAGCCGCGGTGAATGATGCCGATTTTCCATAAAAATAAATTATTGTTCCTCCCTGAATAGGGATTGAAAAGTTTGTGACAGCTTTTGTGCAAGGGTCTATAAACTCGTAATTAATGGTTTGAGCATCAACTTTCAAGCTGAGAAAGAAGATACAAACAATACTTAAAAAAATTTTTAACCCTTTCCACATTTATTTTGGGAACACACCCTTTTTAATCATCCTTACAAGAATTCTACTACAAGCAATTTCAAGTGCTTTTTTTGTAGTAATTCCTATTGTTGATTGATTGAATTTAACGTCACTCAAATTATCATCATTTAAAAGAGATAATTCTCTGACAGTCTTTGCCTCACCAAGACCTGATGCTGCAATAATTTCACCTGTTTCTGCGTTTGTAAATCTAACCTGAAGACCGAGTCTTGTGTTTACAATATTTTTAACTCCATCTTTTAAGTTTACAGTCTCATCTTCAGAAACAGAAAAGTCATAAACTTCGATTGTAACGAAATAATGAGCAAGTCTAATCTTACCTCTACCGTCCAATTTGTCTTGACTGATTCCTGCTTGAGATGCCTGAAACTGTTTAACCATACGGTTTTTGATTTCAGTCTTATCTTCAGTAAAGGTGAATCTGTTTAGTTCAGACAAAAATTCCAAACTGATATTCGCAACACCAAGACCAACTTTCTTTTCTTTGAGTTCTGGATACTGCTCATATACCTCATCACTAATTCCAATTGTTAAGATTTGAATTGGAATTTGTGGACCATCATAGTCCATAAGTGAATCGATATTAATCTTTGTTTCAAAACTCGCTTTATACTGCTCAGTTTTTGTTGTCCCCACAACTTGTGCGTTGACAAATGAGCATGCAAGTAGAAATACAGGTAATAAAATTTTCTTCATTTTAAACTTGTTTAATAAGACCACATTTAAGACACTCTTCATCTCCATCACCATCAGCGTCACCCCAAACGTGTTCACACTGACGATGTTCGAAATACATGTCTATAATACCGTCACCATCCTCATCGATACCATCCATTGTACCATCACCATCTTCATCGATTTCGACACCGACTTGAGGGGCGACCTGAGGGGTTACTTGAGGGGTGGATACCACAATAGGTTCATTATGTTGAGCCGATGCAGAATCTTTCATATCTAAAGTAGATGAGAAAGATACACCATCCTCTTCGTCCATTTTTTGAACTAACATCTTGTCCTTATCTGTATCACTGAACCAATAGTCAATAATCTTACCATAAGAACCGATAAAAGCACCAAGTAATAAAAGTAGAAGCTCTTTCCACTCTCCACTGATAGCACTTTGTTCAAAAATAGCCAAAAAAATTGCGCCCATGATTACAACAAATCCTCCAAGAACAAGAGCGGTAATCCACCATCTCTTTTTCATCATGGAGTTTAATAAATCTTTAAATCCTGTTGGTGTTTGTTGACTCATAAATTACCATTTTGGGTCCTCTGAAAAAGGTTTTGGTTTAGGAGCTGGTTCAGCTGGTTTAGCAGCAGGTTGCGATGCTTTTTCTTTGATAATCACAGTTTTCTCAGGTGCTGCTTGCTGTTGTTGAGAATTGTTGATTACGATTGTTGGTTGAGGAGGAGGTGCTTGTTCTTGTTTTTCTTCATGACCGCCAAACAACAAAGTGCTTAGCCATACGCCACCACCCGCAACAACAGTTCCGAGTGTTCCTACGATGGTCTTCTTTAGTCCTGACCAAGACCCATCATTTTGTTCTAATTGTTCTTCTGACATAGTTTTAAATTTTCACAAATGGTTTAGTTATTCTTTCATTATTATTCGCCATCACTAACAAATATTTACCTTGTGCTAGATTTTTGGCGTTAATGGCTCTTGTGATTACGTTTGTAAACTCATCGGTTTTGAAATCTCCTAAATCCAAAACCTTTCTTCCGTTGTAATCATAAACATAACCCTTCATCCAATAATTATTCGGAAATGTAACAGTTAATTCAAATTGTCCCGAATTTGGATTTGGTCTGATTTCTGCAATAGGCTTCGTTACGGCTAATACTGGCCCTGCCGCTCTATAAGTTAAAACTATTCTTTCAGATGCTAATTCAATATTGAAATGTTCACCTTCAGAATTGGAGGCGTCCATTAGTTGTCTAACAAAAACATAAGAAGAAATATCTTCCGAAGGGTCAATTGGCGTAAATTTTAAATTAAAGGGGGTGGATAAACCACTTATCCCCCCCTTTTTTTGATTATTCATTCCACCGAATCTGATGATTCCATTTTGGTCATCATGAGTTACATATTGTAACCACTCATTCGGAACTTTTGATATTATTTCTGCGAATCTAACTTTTGTTGGGTCATATTTCATTTCGAATTGTAATCCATAATTTACTAGTCCGTTTGTGGATACATTAAATGGTACAAACATGGGTTGACCTACAGAATATGAGTTCGGAATATTAACAGAATATCTTCCAGTATAAACAGGACCTCTTACAAGGTTCCCGTTTGCGTCATAAACAGGTGAAGAGTGACTTCTGTCAACATCTCCTTGTACATAATATTTCAAATCTAATGACAAATTAGAAGTAAGAACCGTATCTAGCACGAAATTTTGTCTACTTGTATAAGTTGTCCAATCTGACCATTGATTTGCACCTAAAGCCAAACTATCAAACTCGTTTTTGGTAAAAACTTTAATCAAGTTATTTGTTGCAATTGGTCTAAGTCCTGAAACCGAAGCGTAAATACCATAAGGGTCACCACCATCAAACTTTTGGTTCCAATTTATATCTGCAATCAAATATGCCAACCCATTTTGTAAATGAGTACGAGGGTAAGTTTGAGAAATGTCAGCGTTTACAAATTCGTTGAACGCTTTTACTGCGTCAGTAACAGTAACTGAATTGTCTCTAATTGAAACTAAACTATCAGGATTGAATCTTAATTCGATTTTATACCTTGTGTTTTCATCGATATTATCCAAAACATATAAACCTGTGTTTATATTTGGAACTGTAGTTGAAACAAGATTTCCTGTTGCATTTTCATAACAATATAATGTCGGAACCCAACCTCTTGTAATCACTGATGGTGGAAGCCAAACCTTACCTGAAATTGTAAGGTTTCCAAGTAATTTCACTGCGAGTTTGTTATAATTCAAAACCGCCACGTTGTCTCCAATTGTTGTTCCGTCAACTTTGAACATTCTTGCCCAATTAAGGGTTACAGTATCTGATACGAAGTTTGGAATTACGTTGTTAATTCTATATTTGTTGTGAATTATGTAACCATTAGAGGAAACCTGTGAACCATTTGATAAAACCAAATAGTTTCTTGCTATAGTCCAGTTTGTATCGGACACATAAGTGTAATTTCCACTTGAGTAGGATTGATATTTGTAATCATCCCAACTTCTGTAGGAAATTTCAGGACCGTTTCCACTAACCGCAGCGTCAACAGTTGTGGATATGTGTGTAAAAAGTCGTTTTTTATATTGCCAGTCCACTTGAAAACTTCTCACATCCGTACCAGTCGCTGGTTTGTAATACCAAGCAACATCTAACGTGTCACCTCTCCTTACAGTTTTCAATTGTTGGAAGTGACCGATTTCTGGTGTTTGTGAAAAACCTAAAAATGGGAATGACAATAATGAAATAAATGCCAATAATTTTTTCATCATTCAAATAGATTTTTGATTAATGTCTCACAGGATTTTTTTATCACATTAGAGACGGATTGTTGATTAATTTTACCACCTTCCGAAATTATCAGGGAAGACATAGAAATTTCCGAAGACTTTTCAGTTACTATCGTTTCTTTTATTTTTTTTCCTTTTGAGTCCAAAAGTTTTGCTCTCACTCTGAGAACCGTTTCATCATTTTCTTTATGAATTACAGAAAATCCTGTCTTGGTGTTAAGAACATCAAAGAAAATCAATTCAATTTGCAATTTATTCTCAGATAAATTACAACTGTCTACTAGTTGAAACTCCCTGTCTTGAAGGTATTCAAGTAAGATGTTCTTGAAACCAAATGTTAGGTTTCTATTACCCAACATTTGTCCAATTTGGATTTTATTTTCAATAGATGAAATACAAACCTTTTTATCTTGTGAATAAGAAAAAAGGGTGCTAAAAAGCAATAATAAAGTAACGAAAATTTTTCTCATTTTTCGGTAGTATCTTGGTATTCATAAATATATCTTATCTTTGTTCCCGATATTTATTTTAAATTAATTTTTTATGCGGTTATTGACAGAAATAGATAGGATAAAATCGGTCATGGGGATTTTGAACGAACAAGATGAAGAATCTTCAGCACCGAAGATGAATCGTAATCTCAAATCTGTTGTTGAAACATTACAATTTTTAAAAATCTACGGTGGCAAAATTGAGAAAATGCTGGTTGATATTTCTGACTACGCAAACAATCAAATTATAGATTTTGATTTGATGAATAGAGGATTGAGAAAAGTACTTTTAAAAAAAGGTGACAAAAAAAAGAATATTGAAGATTACTTAGGTAAAATTCTAACATCTCTCAAATATAGAGAAAGAGATGGTTATGGTGTTGAACCTGAAAGTGAAGATTATGGTTTTGAAATTGAGGAGCCTTCCTTGATACCAAAAAAAGTTTACAAAAAAGAACTTTATGAACTTCAAGTAGAGTTACTAAAACTACAAGAGTGGTTGAAAAAAACTGGAAAAACTGTAATAGTTGTTTTCGAAGGAAGAGACTCTGCGGGTAAAGGTTCTACAATTAAAAAATTCACTGAGAACTTGAACCCAAGATATTATAATGTGGTTGCGTTGGGTGTACCAACACCAGAAGATAGAAAAGATTGGTGGAACAGATACAGAAAACAAATAAGACCAGGAGTAATCAATCTTTTTGACCGTAGTTGGTATAATAGAGGACTTGTTGAGCCCGTTATGGGATATGGAACGCCTGAAGAATATGCTGATTTCATGGAAAATATTGAGGACTTTGAAAATGATTTAGTTAAAGACGGAGACTATCTTTTCAAATTATGGTTTTCAATAGATAAAGACACACAAAAAAGAAGATTTGATATTCGTCAGAAATCACCTTTGAAATATTGGAAATATTCTCCAAACGATGCTAAAATGCAAGACCTTTGGGATAGATTTACTGAATTCAAAGAAAAACTTTTTGACAAGACCTCAACGGTAAACAATCCTTGGGTTGTAATTGACTCTGAAGACAAAAGAATATCAGGACTTAACGCAATTAGATACGTTTTACAAAACATTCCTTATGAAGGGAAGAATACGAAAGTTTTGGATGTAGAATACCCAGAAGTTTTAGCTGTTTTGAGACCTTAATTTTCCTCGTTGAATTGTTTGGCTGAAATTACAATCCAAATATCCAAAAGGAGATAAACGAGATATTGTTGAATTTCTGAAATTGGATGGTTTGTAGAATAATTTTGTTGGAAAAGCCAAATTAGAATTTTTACCATACAAAATACTCTCACTGATAGCAAAAGTATACCCGTTAACGTTTTCATTATCCAAAATTACAACTATTTATTTACAAAGACAACGCCATGGTAAATTTACGAGACTTAATTAAAGAGGCATTGGAAGAACACTTAGATAAATCTCTTATTTTAAAAGAGAATATTGAAATTTCAGAATCCTTACAATATCACATTGATAATGGTTTAACTCTAACAAATAATATTTTCAGAGTATATTCGAAAAGTTATTTTGACTTGGTAAATGAAGTGAGAAATTTGTGGAAAGAAGGTAGGATTGAGTTAAATGAGGAGGATACTTTAATGGTTGAATCAGATTTAGGACAAAGAGTTAAAATCCGTGGTGAAATCGTTTATTTGGATGCGCCTTACATTGTGGAAGAGGAAGAAGATATTATTGAGGAAGCGGAACACAGAGGTAAAAAAGTAAATTTAAACAAACCTTTCAGAACACCAGGTGGTCCCAAAAAGTTTGCGGTCTATGTGAAAAGTCCCGGTGGTGGAGTAAAAAAGGTAACATTCGGTGACCCAAATCTTAGAGTCAGAAATAGAAATAAAGGGGCTGCAAAATCTTTCAGAGCAAGACACAAATGTGACCAAAAAAAAGATAGAACCACAGCTGGTTATTGGTCATGTAATGTAGGAAGATATGCTAAACAACTTGGTTTGTCCTCAAAAAATTCTTGGTAATGGATTTGGAAGTTTTGAAAACATATTTACAGAATTACTTCAACTCTATTTTGAATACAAGATATAGTAAAATTACTGAGGAAAAAGGTATGGGTCCGATAGAGTTCACCCTTTATGACATTATAAAAGGGAGTTATCAACCTCCAATATTTCATATTTTTTTAGATTCAGAACCCATGATGAAAAAATCTCACACTAACAAGCCTTGGGCAATCATGTTTATGAATAGTGTGGAAGATGATATTAAAAATTTTATGAGAGCACTTTCTATAAATTTCCCAATAAAAATACATTGGAACAAAAGACCAATTTTCAAAAATGCAACCCTATCAGCAGACTATTAATGACGGCAAAATTTTACGTACATTTAGTCCCAATATTGATTCCGAAGAACTGAAATGGCATCAAGATTTAAGAGACAGGAAAGTAACCATTTTGGAATCCGGTGGGTGGTCCTTCCAAATGGATGACGGTTTGCCGAACAAATTACAGATTGCCGAACAAATTTTTATTCCGAAATTTGTTTGGCACAGAGTAATAAAAGGTCACTCTGATTTAATTGTCGAAATCGAGGAATTTTGATTAGTTGACAGTAGGAGGAGAAATTTCTGAGGTTACTGTTGTTGTCCAAGTCATTTCGGGAACGGCCGTTGGTAGGTCTTCTTCTGTATAAAATCTTTGTCCTCTTATTGGAGGAGCCACCTCATTAACAGGTTCGGCAACACGAAGTTCATGTTTATGAATGTCCCCTAAACACTCTTGATGAACCTTTTCCTGTAGTTCATCACTGCACAAATTTTTATTTGTATCTTTTGATTTGAATATTTTTCTAACAATTGGAAACAGGTACTCGTCTGCGTCAACATCTAAATAATCGACTCTCGTATCTTCAGCATTCCAAAAACTCATATCCTGTTCGCTGAGTGATTTGAAACCCGCAAACTTGTAACCCGTGTATTTGTTTATAAAATAAACTAAAATACCTTGACGCCAGTATCTTTCGAAATATTGTTTGTCAGTTTGATAAGTGGTGCACCATCTTGTTGACGCTCCGTATCTCGCAGATGATGCAAATGTGAGAGGTCTAACAATAACCCATTTATCATCTTCATATTCTTTTATCACTTGACCTTCTAACTCCCGATTTAATTCTTTGATACTTGCTAAAGAAACCGCATTTCTAATGTCTTCTATTGTACTATAAGAAGTTACATCATTGTTGTCGATTCTTTTATTTTCCATCAAAGAGACAAAATCTCTCAAAGTTTCGAAATGACTATTTGGATAGAAATCCATCAAGTACCTCACGAAATAATTTTGATTTTCACTGAAACCTTTGGTGTTAATACCTAAATTAGTAAGAAAGGTTCTATATTCCATAATCACTTTGGGTACTTCATCTTTTGGAAATTGCTCATTCATTCTCCATCTTTTACTAAAGATTTTACAGAGTAACGGGAAATATTTGTATGAACTTGTAGGGTCAATAGCTTTGAATACATCAAACATAGTAACGTTAAGTTCAGGATATTGTTTTTTTAATTCATCCAATCGAGACATAAAGGAGTTTTTTTGAAAAATAGTTGAAATAAAATTCATGGTCAAATAAAAAAGAAGGTGAGTTATTCACCTTCTTTCTGCGGAGGCTCAGGGATTCGAACCCCAGTTACCCTTACGAGTAATTCAGTTTTCAAGACTGACGCATTCGACCGCTCTGCCAAACCTCCATTTGTTTGATTTATTTAAAAATACTATATTTGTGGTATGAAAACAACAATAATTTCAATTTTTTTGGTTTTGTCCATGAATTGTTTTTCACAGACAACGGACTTACTTTATATTCCAAAACAGAAATCCCTGATTCTAACTTACTCCAACTACAGCCCAATAGGTTTCTATATTGGAGGATATTTCATAACGAATTTTCCACAACCCTACATTTACACAACACCAATTTCAATAATCAACCGAGCAGGAATAAATTTGAATTTCAATAATAAAGTCTCATTGATGGGTGGTTTTTTTATTGAATCATACTCAGACAGTCTATCACTAAAACCTGATGTTTGGATTAAAATAAATCCACTAAGAACCATTCTGAAGACTGATAGAGGATTTGATTTTTCTCTCGGCGTCAACTATATGAAAGGTTTCAGATACGCTGTAGGTTTATCTATACCAATACGTGGTATTTATTGATTATGGAAGAAGAGGTTCTCAAATACCTTCAGAAAAAATTTAAAGGTAAAACCATTGAATATGATGGATATAAATACGACTTTTTGGATGTTTATATCGAAGACTATCATTTTACATTTGTAGTAAACACTATTTTACCTGTAAAAGGTGGTGCATACCTTTTGGAAAAAATTTATGAAAACATAGGGGATATTGTTGGAGACTTTTTTTATTCTATAGGAAAACAATTTACTATCTCCGTAAATGTTTTAGTTGACGGTAAGGATGTAAAATCTAGTTATCTACCGTGGCAAGACGTGGTAAAAATATTTGAGTTAGCAAATCTTAATGCAAACACAGACACTTTTTTTATTTCTGATAAAGATTATAAACACAACTTTGAAATAAAAGTCAAGTTTTATCCACCAATAAAAATCTCAAACGCAGTTCAATTTGATGATGGAGTGGGACTTATCGTTTACGTAGACATTATTGAAATAAAAATGGATGGAGAAGAAGTGATGCCAAATTTTGATAGCGAAACAAATATCGGGGTTTTTAGAGAGATTATTGAAGAATTTAATGATTTTCACAACAAGATTGAAAATATAATGTATGATGTTTTGGAACCTCAATTACAATTTGGGAGTAATGAATCTTTCTATTACAATGCTTACGTCAGATTCAAGAAATATAGGGCAATTCCGTTAGAAAGTAAAAGTGGTTACGTCGGTGATAAAGAAATTTTTGTCCAGTTATTTAATTCTCTTTGATATTTTTTTGATAACTTCACTTAGAACTTCCGAACCAACCAAGACAAGCCCTGAAGCTACAATTCTTTCAGTTATGTTTTCGGCTGTTTTTTCAAAATCACCAGAACCCCGAACCAAATTTTGAATATCAAGAATTATTGGAATTAAAAAAGAATAACTTATTAGTTCGGAAATACTTGTAATAGATAGTTGTAGAGAATTTAAAAAACCTAAGAAAGCTTCTCTTAATTTTAGACCTTTTGTATAAACTTTCAGAAAAATTTGTTCTAATCCTTCTTCTTTTATTTTGGAGTATATCTTTTCAAACAAAGATTTATTGTCAAAATATATGATTGATACAACACCCAATAATATGAGAGCGGCCTGATTTTCATCAACTTTGAACTCACTAGTTCTTATATATTCATCCAAAGGCAAAACCAAACCACCCACAGAGGTTCCCCAAGTTGAAAGTAACTTTAAATTTAATGCAAATTTTCTTTTTACCTTATTAATCAAATTATTGGTGAAGGCGTTTAGAATTCTCATGTTTTCTGCAAAAAAACTTTTGTATCCCTCGTTCATCAAAACTTTAAGTTGTCCCTCGGTGATTAAGAAATTCATATTCAATAAATACATCGTATATTTATTTAGTATGAATAAAGGTCTTAATCCTGAATTGAACGTTGGCGATAAGGTTGTTTGTTACCACATGGAAGGTGAGATGAGTGTGCCGCCAGGCACAAAAGGCGTTGTTACAAATAAAAGTATTGACCCATTTGTAAAAGATGGGTTTATGTATAAAGTAGAATGGGAAAACGGTTCTACATTACCTATTTTATCAGATACCGACACATGGAAAAAAGTTGAACAAGAAATCCGAGAGGAAAAATCTTTTGACCCGATGATGGATTTATTCAAAAAAAACAAATCTTTATTCAAACATTTCGATTTGGATTTTTTCAGAAAGTTTCTATTAAAATTAAGAGAATCAGGAATTACAAATATGTACGGCTCATCACCTCTTATCTATGCGGGAAGGGACCACATTGAAAGATATTATGGTGAAGGAAAAGAGGACGATGAGAGTTTTCAGGAGTTGTTGGACATTGCCGACCAATCAAGGGACAAACTTGTTTCAGGATTAGTTAGTTTCGCAAAGGAACAAAAAATTGATTTAGAAGACGAAAACAAACTAAACCAATTAGCAAGACAATTTGCAAAAGATATACTTGTTATGTATATCAACACCTTTTAATTACTCAGTGGTGCTTTTATTGGTGGGTGTGATTTATAATTGATAAGTTCAATTTCTGAAACATTGATTTTATCCCATAGGATTTTATATCCCTCTTGATATTGATATTCAAAATTCAATGAGATTTCGGGTAAAGGGTAAGGTTCTCTTGTCGATTTTGGTGTTGGTGTCCAATATGGGTTATCAAAGTCAACTTTTTCTTTTTCGTTATATTCAAAACCTGTTTCGTAGTTGTTAGCAAACCAAATATGATATCTTTCTTCATAACCTAATTCACGACCAATTTGTTGTTTTGCTTGTTCAATATGATTGGAATATAGATGTACGTCGCCGAGGTTTCCTATTAGTTGGTCAGGAACCATGTTAACTTCCTTAGCGATTAGTGAAAGTAAAAGTCCGTAAGATGCGATATTGAAAGGTAAACCTAAGAATGTATCCACTGAACGTTGATTCCACATTAAAGAAATTGCTCTTGATGGTACGTAATCCAAGGGGTCGATATTTTTGATATACCCCCTTTTTTCGTATTCTGCCACTCTTTCTTCGATAGAAAGCTCCCTTGTATAAACTTGAAATCCGTAGTGACATGGAGGCAAAACCATTTCATCAAGTTCAGCTACATTCCATGCAGATACCATAAGTCTTCTTGAATCAGGATTAGTTTTCAATTGATGGATTAGGGTCTGAATTTGGTCGTACCAAATTGAACCACGTCTATCATCATCATTCAAATCCATCCAACCTTGCCATTTTCTCCATTGTTTACCATAGATTGGTCCTAATTCACCCCATTTTTTACCCCAAGTTTCATTGTTCTTCACATGATGAATGAATTCTTCTTTAGATAGATACATACCATCTAAACTTGTTGAGGAGTTTTTAAGATAGTTTTTATAGGCGTCTCCGTCCCAAATATGACAACCATTATCAACAAGGAACTTGATATTAGTATCACCACGTAGGAACCAAAGGAGTTCAGTTACAATTGATTTCCAAGCCATTTTCTTTGTTGTCAGAAGAGGAAACCCTTCTTTCATATTATGTCTAATCGTGTAACCGAAGATAGACTTTGTACCCGTACCGGTTCTGTCCGTCTTTTCTACTCCATAGTCAATAATGTCTTGTAAAAGTCGTTGATATTGTTTGTCTAAGTTATTCATTTATATAATTTAATCCTGCATGAAGTTTAACGTTATCCATCGAAAGTCTATAAGCCTCCACTCTATCCATTTTGGGGTTGAGTTCCAAAATACGTCTTGCATTTTCTAAAACTTCTTCTCTCACTCTTAATTTTTCTGCTTCATGAAGAAGCTCGTCCACAATTTCTTCGTTAGTCATTTTTTTTATTTTTCCATTCTTGAATCATATAGTTTATGTTGTCAGAAAGGTAATCCATTTTGGATAACCATTCGAGAAGCTCGTCTTGACCATCATATTTTCCCTTTTCATAACATTTCTGCATGGCATCAACTAAACCCTCCTGATTTAATAAGACACTATGAACATTATGTTCACGAATTAGGTCGATATAATTTTCTTTTGTCATTTTTCAATAAACATTACGGTGTTTGCAATTGGAAGTCTTGCAACAGGTAATCTACCAACTTCAGGTAGTTCCTGTAAAACTTCATAATAACCTCTATCATCTACTTTTACGGTCGGTACAGACCCGAAGTTGGAAATAATTTTTGAGTCACCAACAGGTCCATCAAGTACCTTGACTGTTTTTTCGGTTGTGTTGAATACTAATGTGTGCATTTGTTTGTTTTTGTATTGTAAATTTAAGAAAAAAAGAGCATAAAAAAAACAAGTAAGCTCATAAAAATTTTTGGCGAATAGTAAATTACCAAGATACTATCAAAAATCGAGAAGTTCACTTGTTTAATTAAAACTACCATTCTATAACACCAAAGTCAACTCAAATGTAAAAATTAAACTATTTATAAAGAAAAATTACTATGCAGTATTGGAGTTTAGGACAAATGTCAAACGAGGAGAAAGAAAATATCTTATCCAAACATAAACAAGTTTATAATGGTTATCAAACAATGCAACCCAAAGTTGATAATACACAACCTCTTCATGTTCAAGACTTTGCAAAAGATAAGTTGGGTGCAACTATTACAAATGATGGTACTGTAAAACCTTATACCGATTATAGAATAAATGAGTCACACGTAATGGATACTTGTGAACAGTGTGGAGGAACAATGAACGAAGGAGAGTGTTCTGAATGTGGTTGGGGTGGACAAATGAACGAAAAAGTTGATATAGAAAAGGTTATAAAAAAAGGGGTTAAGAAAGCTAAGGAATTTGTCTATGGTAAAGAAAAAGATTTGAAAAAACCTTATACAGCGGAAGCGGTTGATAAAATTGTTTCATCAATCAAAGGCTCCAAAAACGAGGAACAACTCAAAAGTACTTTGAAAATGTTCGAAAATTTTTTGGATACCAATGATGATGTTTTGGAGGTCTACAAAAAAAGAATAATCAATGCTTTCAAGAAAAAAGCCCAAGAACTCGATTTCTATTTGGATAAATCCATGTTAAAAAAATTGGACATCAAGGAATATAAAACAGGAAAATTATCTGACATCTATCACGAAGAGGATTTGAATCCATCAGACGATTTCGATTATGTAGAGGGTGGTGGAAATGATTACGGTACTTTCGAAAAAATGCATCACATGAAAGATATTAAAACTGAGGAAACCGCAACATCTAACGCACCTCTATCTTACGGAAAACATTACAACGAAATTGAACCTCCTTATGATTTTAAATCAAACGGACCTGTCGGTGATGGTGGAACTTTGAGACAAAAAGATGTAAATGAAGGTAGTTACACTGGCGGTGGAAATTCTCCAGATTTTGAAGCCGATATTGACCCAGCATTTGATTTTGAAACGGATGGCCCAATTGAGGATACTTACACTGAACCAGCCGATGATATGGACCTCGATGAAAAACAAGTTTGGAAACCCTACGATTTTATTTCAGGAGGGGCTGACAACGGGGGTGATGTGTACCCGATGAATGAAGATGGAGAGTGTGAAGAATGTTGGGAAAAAATGGAATCAGCATGGACTGAAGAAGTTGATGAACAAGATGTTTCTGGTGTACAAGGAATATATGGAGCGGCAGAAAAACCATATGCGTTTGTTAGCACGGGCCCTGGAAAAGCGGGTCCATATCAAACTCATAGTTGGGGAGGAGAGGAATTGAGTGAGGAAGGTTATGAATCAGAGGATGAAGACGTTTATTGGGAGAAAGATTTGGAACCAAATGAACTCGATTTAGATTTGGTTAAATTCAATCCTGAGGATAAATCTTGGGAAGAAATCACTGCACATACAGGTGAGGATGAATTCTCACATTTAAGTGAAGATTTGAAAGAAAATTTGGAAAAACAACAGGGAAAAATTCTCGAAATGTTCGAGAGGTTCAAAAGATTTCAGTAAAAACGTCCTCAAAAGAGAATTTTTTCAATTCTTCAAAAGAAAATGTCTTTTTTGATTGGGATTCAATATCATCTTTGAAAACAATTAAATCTACTATTCGATTATTCATTAAGTTTGAGTTTTTCAATAATCTTTTGAGTTCATTCACTTTATATGTAATCCAAAAGTCCTCTAAATTATTCCGTTGATAAAGTTGATACTTTGGTAAAAAAATATTGTAGGTCTCCAAGTTAGTTTCCAAAGACAATTCTGAAAATCTATAATCTTCAGTAAAATTGAAATTTAAAACTCTTTGATATGGTTCGCACCACTCACTAAGTACTTTTTTTTGGTATACGTTCAAAATAATTAAAATCTTTTTTTCAGTATTTTCTTGAAAAAAGAATTCTTTGAGATTTGAGACATCGAAAGATATATCTCCTTCATAATCTGTGAAATAATTTTTTTTCTTATTTTCGAAGAACTTTGGGTGGAAGTTATTTGAGATACAATTATCAAATTCATTTTCATTAACATCTAAGTTTTTTGTGTGGAAGTAATCTAAAATTTTGGATTTTTCTAAGAAAAAACTAAAATTGTTTCCATTATCAACAACATAAAAACTATCTCCAATTATATTTTTCTTGACCTGACGAATTTCTGTAACAAGATTATTGTTTTTTAGTAAATTTGAATATGAAACACAAATACTACCCATGTGTCTATTTTTAGAATAAATTTTGGTGTTAAAAACAAAATCTGTCATTCTTAAAATGACAGGTTCAAATTTTAGGTGCTCAGAAACCTTTTCAAAATTTTGAAAATCTGGAACTTCTGAAGCTTCGGAAAAACAAATTATATCTTCAAAATCCAATAATAGCTCAGAAAAAATATCAAATAAACTTTGGGAGTTTACTGATAACCAAGTGTCGTTATTGTCCGTTTCAATAATCGTAATTTTATCTATCCATTCAGAACAATTTTTTTTCAATCTATTAATTTCTGAAAAACTATTTGGTATTGTTATGATTATGTGATAAAGGTTCTTATAAACATTTTTTAGATGATGTTTGAGTATATCCAAATCTTCATTGAGATTAATTACCTCAACAATTTTATTTTTTTTTAATTGACTAATCATATTTGTTGAAATCAGTTTCTTTTTTCTTATACTTAAAATATAAAAATTTTTTCAAATGTCACTATCAAGATATTTTCTAAACGAACATCGTGGAACCATGAACCACCTGAATTATTATTATTTTACAGACGCTTTCACTAAAGATGAGCTGATAGAAATAAGAAGAATTGGTGATGCATTACCTAAAATGTCTGGCACGACTGTTGGAGATGATGAAGATGAGCACGTTTCAGATTACAGACAGAGTGAGATTGCGTGGATAGGAGATAACGATGATACAAGGTGGTTATTTGAAAAAATGGCAGACCTTTGTAAGATTGCAAATAAATATATGTGGAACTTTGATATATGGGGATATCAAGACGGATTTCAATACACTGTTTATTACGGAGATGGAGGTCACTATGATTGGCATGCAGATTTAGGTCCAGGTATATCTAACAGGAAAATATCTTGTGTTCTACAACTTTCTGACCCAGGTGAATATGAAGGTGGTGATTTACAAATGAACCCAGGGGGAAATATTTTGACAGTTCCAAAAGGTTTGGGAACTCTTTGTTTTTTTCCATCGTTTCTACTTCATCGAGTTACCCCATTAAATGGCGGTGTTAGGAAATCTTTAGTAAATTGGTTTTGTGGTGCAAATTTCAGATAATAAAGTTCCAAGAGAAGTCATTACAATAAAAGACTTTCATAGAGTTGCTAAAGAAAATGAATTTTTCATTTGGCATTTCTTACAAAAAAATCAATGTGCTGGATATCACGAATTATGTTCCTATTTTGATAATTACACAGGGGAAATGAGTGAAATCACTCACACAATAAAATACCTTTTTAACTCCATAGACATCCCTTACTTTGAATCCTACACAGAGGAAAGTGTGGATTTTTTACTTGATTTAGGTTTCAAAGAAAACTTCTTGTATCAAAGAAGTTCGAAGGATGGTTTGTATAAAACCAAAGAACAGAAATTTTCACCATTATTCATTGCTTTCAATCGTTTCATAATGGTTGGTTCTTCACCTCAGAAATGTTACTGCTCTGATTATTTGGTAGAATTAATAATGGAAATTAATCCAAAATTCATTTTAAATTCACATTTTGATTAGCGTTCAGTGTTGAAGAAAAACACTTGAAATAGTCTTCCGTCATACATATCTCTTCCGAAATAATCCAATGATACGTGGTAATTATCTGCACGGTACATAATCATTCTATTGAATACGTTACCAATTCTGTCGACCAAGTCCCACTTAGTCATATCCTGACAGTCGAAACCCGGAGGTGCTAACTCTTTGTATCCTGGTTCATTTTCTCTTTTATAGTCATAGTGCATCCATCCTGTTGCCTTATGTCTGAATATACCTGTTCCAGAGTTGAGAGGGGCATCAGGGGTTAGATAAAGAACAGCGGCCCAATCTGTTGTAGAATCTGCATGTATCCAAGACCTATCAGCCGCAACTGTGTATTGAAAAGAACCTGTATAATTATTTTCAGGGTCATCACTACCCCAATAAGTGATTTCACCCGCGAAAGGGTATAAAATGTCTCTTAATCTTTTTTTCAAAGCAGGATTGAGAAACGACTTGGTTCTTTGACCAGGATAGTTTCCACGAACTTTGAATTCTTGTTTAAGTGCAAAATCTCTGACCTCCATTGGGTTTTCATAAAAATCATCTATGGTAAGTGAATTGAATCTCATATCAATCTTTTTGATAAAACTAATGCAAAAATTCACGAAATCAAATTAAAATTTTTTTGACTTTTCATACATTTTATAATATTTCTATATAAATTAATTGAAATGGAAATCAAAGAGATAGTATCATATTTTTTAAATCCTGACTCCAATATGTTGGAGGTGTCTTTTAGAACTATTGTGGACAATGATGAAGTTTTGAGAACTGACAACATTGAAGGCTCGGTTATTGAAGATTATGGTTTTGATTTAGTCACAGAAAACTTCGATTTTTTTGACGACGAATTTGAAAACGATGAAGTCGAGGAAGAAAAAATTGAACTTGATGAAGATGAACTTATAACATTCTTGAATGAGTATTATACGGTTAACCCTCATTCATTACCAGCTGCGGATTTTTATTAGGGACCAACTCTTGTCCATACAAATGTAAGGACTTGTTTTTCACCAAATTTACCTCTTGCCCAACTACCTGTACTTTGGAGTTGTAAGGTCTCAATTCCATCTTCTTCAATATGAAAAGTTAGGGTTTTGGAACCTGTTTGATTTTCATAGTCGAATTGTAAATACCCGTGATTGTAGGTGGTGTTATTGAGAACTCTATAAAAGATAAAGTTTGGAGATGAACCATATTCCCAAATGTCATTTCCTGAGGAGCTAACACCTAAAAGATTCATTCTGAGCGTCGAGTAATCTAAGTGAATATAAAACCGATTTAAAACAATACTATCAAATGGTTTTGGTAAATTTGAATTCAAATAAACAGAGCCCGCTCGATAAAGTGAATCTTTTGAAACGTTTTGGTCAACAGAGGTAACATCCAAAAGGGTAAGTTTATATTTTCCACTAAGTGTTAAATCTGAAATAGGTAAAGCATACCTTTCACAAGAACTTAGTAGAATAATAAGTAAAGAGAAAATTAGGTGTCTCATTTGAAAAAAATAAAAAAACTATTTCATTTTTCAAAATAATTATAGGTATGAATCTTAATACTGATTTTCTTATAGATTTTTTTAGAAAATACACCACAACAGAAAAAAAAGAAATGGGGGAACAAGAGGACGCTGGTGGTGCCGGTGGTGGAAAAGGAAATAACCCGTCGAAATGGGCAGACACAGTAGGTGGACCGACAAGAGGTGTTGCCAACAGTTTACCAAAAAAGGGACAGTATTGGGCTTCAATACACGGAGGTCCTAAAAGAGGCGTTGCAAATAAGTTAGGAACTGCTTAATGAAAAAAAATATCCAAAATATCAGTAGAGGAGAAAATATTTCTTTTTTGACTCAAAGAAACTACTTCGGAGAAAAAAAAAGTCTATCAAAATTATTTGAACAGGGTGGATTTGGTGGTGTTGGTACCTCACCTGAACAAGTAAAAAAAATGGAAGACAAAATTACTCAATCTGAACTAGAGAAAACTAGACAGAATGACTTGAAATCATCTTTTGATGAAAGATTTGAAATTTATGATATTCCCTATCCAAACTCACACGATAATGATAAAACGATTATTTTACCAATTAAGAGTAGGGTTTCATTTTATGAAGGGGTTGAGGATTTGAGAAAAAGTTTTTTCAAGGGATGGGAAGGAACACAGTATGCCAATCAAATTCCAAAGGATTTCCAATTACCAAAAGTTCAACCTGGAACTTTGAGAACATTTGTCACCCCCGACGAAAAATGGTACAAATTAACTCTCGTCAGAAATGAAAATGGGTACTGGAAATTCGATTGGTTTTTTGATGAAAACAATCAACCATTTATACAACAAAATTACTTCGATGAGGAACTTCCAAAAATATACCTTAAGGAGGAGGAAACATGGTGGGATTTATGGAGTGGGTGGACATTAACCTTGTTATCGATTGCTGCGGCAGCTTTAATTCCTGGTATGCAAGGTTTATTATTATCTGCGGCAATAGATTTAGTTGTGGCAGGTAATGCTTTAGTAGAAGGAGACGGATTGGGTGCGATAATTTCAACCCTTTTAGCTTTTGCCCCTTTCCTTTCGTATTCAGTAAAAGGGTTGGGAAGATTTTCATCTCAGGAAGTTAAAGCTGTAAGTTCAAAATTTGCAAGAGCTGAGACTGAGGCGGAAGTGAAAGCAATTTACAAAAGGTTGAGTGATAAAGAAAAAATATTAGTCAGAGGAGTGATGTCTCAAGAGCCAAAACAGTTTTTAAAACTTCTTGATGAAAACATTTGGAAAGTTTATGAAGAGGGATTGAAAAGAGGTACATGGAATGCTAAAGATGTTGTTAATTCTGTGAACAAACTCATAAGTGAAAAAAAATTACCAATGCCTGAGCTGGCTAAATGGTGGCAAAAAAATCCAAATCTTACAAGATTTGGTATTGATTTAGGTACCACTGGTTTAATTCTTGCAGGTTCAACCCCTTTTGTACTGAAACAAGAATTAGAAAAAACTCTTTCGAAAACTAAAGAGATGATAAGCACTGGAGAAAAAAGGTCCTTGACTCCTGAAGAACTGAAAAATCTCAAAAACAACTTCTGGGAGGAAAATAATGAGTAAAAATAAAACTAACAACTGACCTTATATTTATAAAGAAAAGAAATGAAGAAAGTATTATTATCAGAGGTTAATAGAATTAACGAATTAATGGGATTATCTTTATTAAATGAAGCCACTGGCAACCCACTTTTGACAATAATAAAAAGACTCGGAGCGGGTTTGGAAAGAGAAATATTAGCAGTCACAGGAGAAGAACTTAGTAATCTTAGTGCTAAAGGAGTTTCGAAACTATTAGGTTCTAAAAGCCCTGCGTTGAAACCATTGATTATTTCAATATATCAAGAGTTGATTCCAGGTATGACCAAGGCAATGTTTAATGCTAAAACTTTCGATGAATTAGTTGATGAGTTAGCACTCCAAGGGGTTTCTACCAACAATATCAAAAGTTTAATGAAAAGAGCCGGTGAGGATTGGGGTGAACCAAGGGGAGGTTTTCCTGCTAACCCAAAACTCGGGACTTCCAAAACCAAACCAAAGCCAGTTGATGGACCGAAACCTCCCAAACCTCAAGAATTGACACCTACAAGTATGGATTTGGCAACTTTGATGGCGGAAGGGGCTTCAGCAGAGCAAGCTGTAGTTTCTTGGTTTTCAAAAAGATTAAAAACTCTTAATTTACCCAAAATTCCAGCCGACCAAGTGGATGATTTTTTAACAGAGGTTGTTGCTCAAGTAAAAGCAAAAATACCTCAAATAAGCAGATTGGAAGTAGACTCAAAAAGAATTTTGCAAGAGTTTCAAACTCTACCAAGAGAACAACAAAGGGAAATTTTAATAAAAGTCCAGAAAGAAATGTATAAAGGAGGGATTTGGTCTGATTTTGCAAATTCGTTCAAATTATTTGATAACCCTAATCTTAAACTTTATGGATACAAAGAAATAATGAAAAAAACTTTGGGGTTAAACATAGCTTTAACGATTTCTACAATAATCTCTGACGTAATCAGAGCTATATATGATTTCAAAGAAGATATTAATTGGAGAGGACACTTCGGATTGAATTGGTTCCCAGCGTTGTTGGCTAAATTAAGCGTGAATTTTGTTCCCTATTTCAACGTCGCGGCTAATTTTCTTTTATTTTTAGAATCAATAATTCAAGGTTTCATAGATTATGGACTTAGGAGTGGAAAAAAAGATGAAACAGATGGATTGGATAATCTGATGCAACAAGGAGGTTCTGGAAATAAGTAATAGTTCAAAATAATATGAATTGTGGCAATAGACTATAACATACAAAGAAATAAACTTTACACGACTTTGTTGTCAACGGAGACAAGTAAAGGGAACCCTTTTTTAGATAAAAAGTATTCATTTACTGATTTTTACAAAAGATTTTTTTCTGCGGACCAAGGTGTAAAAGATTTATACAATGCTTTGACCACAACAAAAAAAAAGTCAGGTGAATTTTTTTTAGACCCAAAAAAATACACTTTAGCAAATTTTTATTTTTCGTTTGGATGTGATTTGACATTTGCACCAAAGGAATTCTGTGAAGCTCAAAAATCCAAGTTTTCAGGAAATTATGTTGATGGGAAAGCCAAACTTTCAATTACAGACATATCAGGTAACTTGAGTTATATTTTAAAATCTGACAAAGATATTACAATTCCGGTCATTAATAAGAAAATCGACCCTGAAATCAAAGGAAACCTCACAAACAAAGTTGGTGATGTATACGTAGATAAAAAATCTTGGGGAGAAACTAGATTTAATTTTATAGATGACGGTAAAGGGAATATAATTCAGATAAATGTAGAGGTTGTTGCAAGTGCAATGAATAAAGAATTGAAATTAGCATCATATAATTTCACCAAAAATGACTCTGAGGTTAGTCCTGAGGAGGATAAAGAAAAGGAAGAAGATGGAGAGTGGACTTGGAGGGAGGTTCCAAAAGCCGCTTGGGAAGCACTCAAGAAAGCGGGTAAATGGGTTAAAGAAGAAGGTGGAAAGTTTTGGGCATATTTAAATGCTGAAGGTGAGGCAAGAGATGCTGAAGAAAATATTTGGGGTTGTATCAATAAATACAATGAAAATTGGGGTTATTATAAGTTACTTCGTGGTGGAACAGGTAGCGGACCTGATTATTTTTACGAGTTTAGCACTTATAAGATTGACGGGAAAAAAACAATATTTGTTTATTTTGAAGATGGTAAATTCGTTCTTAGAAGTTTTGATACGAACCAAGATATACCAGGTCAATCTGGTAAATGGAGTTGTCTTGAAGGTGGTGGATACAAATTAGATTATGATGATGGAAGGAAAGCTGTTTTCGGTATGAATGAAAAGGAATCGAAAATACAATCATCATCCGACCAACAAAGTAATCAACAATCAAATCAACCAATTGCCGCTTGTAAGAGCATGATTAGTTGTCCAAGTTTTGTTGATTATGTAAATAAAAACTTGGAATATAAAGTTTGTATGAAATGTCCTGAAATACAAAAATTTCAAAACAATCCAGTTTTAAAAGTAATTTATTTCAGAAAATTAAAAGAAAATAACCTTACTCAGAAAACTGATGAAGTTTTTGGACCAATAATGAAATCTGCAATAGAGGAATATCAAGAAATGAATGGAATTAGAAAAACAGGAAGTATTAATCATGATACTTTTATTGCACTTGAAAACGATAGTACTGGTAGAGGTTCTTAAACAGGATATTTATTTTATATAAAAAAAATATGATGATTAATAAAAAAAATATTTCAGAGCAAAATAATAATGACCCAAACGCGGAGTTTTTGAAAAGGGCTATTGAATTAGGTTGTTTCAGGCAATTTACAGAAGCTTTAGCACCAAAAGGTCTTAGAATAGACCCAAACCCTGTTCAAGAAAAAAATGGTGAGTTTGTATTGAAAGCCACAGGAAAAAAGTCAGGTAAAACTTATTATGTTCATGCAAGTCCTCAACGAATTGTTGATGCAACAAATCCCTCAGAATTTTTTGAATGGGATTGTCCAAGTCTTGGTAATAAATCTGAAAGAGTTCAGTCCGATATTGAAAGACTACGTTCAAGTAGAGAAGAACAAAGTGGTATAGATTGTGTAAATACTTTTAAAGAACTCTATGAAAACTATCTAGCTGTTAGTAAAGGTGGCGCTACCTTAGATACAACACTTGTTGATAGACTTAGAAGAAATGCTCAAGCATGTTTAATTAAACCAGAAATAAAAAGAAAGTTATTTTTGGGTAAAATACCAGGAATAAATCAAAGATTTGAAAAAATATTTAATGAATTGAAATCTATCAATCCTGCGGACACACGATTGAAATTTTTTAGATTGGTTGAAAGTGATGGAATATCTAAATTGATAAAAAAATCATTGATGGAGTTCAAACAGATAAAAGAAAACAAAGAAATTGAAAAGAAAATTTTTGAGTCAAGAATTAATATGGTATTTGAGGGTTTTGATAAATTTGAAAATCTCAGTTCACAAAAAAAAGTTAAGACTGGTTTCAAAACCCTCAGGGAAATTCATGAAATTCAGAAATCCACGTTGGTTACCGAAACATTGGGTAGTTTGTTTAAGGGTATTTACGGAAAATCTTTTGAGTCATCAATAGGTTCAATTTCAGAACCATTATTCAATATGATTTTTACAAAAATTTCATTGGACGAAGATTTGAAAGGTAAAATTATAGATAATTTACAATCGAAGACAGAACAATTGATTGCTAGTATGGATAGTTGTTTTGATTTATCAAAGTTTTTGACTGACATCATCACTGAAGAGTATGTAAAAAAATTGGACAATGAAAAACAATCTGGTATGAATGTTTTACAATCCGCTTTAATGAATGCTGTAGATGACGAAATGTTCAGAAAAAATTTACAAACAAAAATAGAATCAGAAGTTTGTAAGCTTTATGAAAAATTCACAGAAAATGCAAAAAATTTGATGGTTAGAATGAACGCACTTTAATCATCAATATAAAAGAAAAGAGCAAAAAGGGGGTGTTCTAAAATCTAAAAAAAAGAAGGGTTATCTACCCTTCTTTTTTGTTTTGACTACCTCATCAATTATTCCGTACTCTACGGATTCTTCTGCAGTTAACCAGAAATCCCTTGAGGCGTCTTCTGTGACCTGTTCAGACGTTTTTCCACAGAAGTCACCTAACAACTCGAATAAAATTTTATTCGTTTTTTCCCACTCTATAAAGTTTATACGAGCGTCTTGGATATTTCCACCGGCACCACCTGAAGTTTGATGTAACATTGTTTTTGAAAATCTCAAAGAAGAACGTTTCCCTTTTGTACCTGCACCCAAAAGAACTGAACCCATAGATGCTGCCATACCCGTGTTTACTGTTCTGATGTCACATGAAATATATTGCATTACGTCAACCATAGAGAGACCTGATTTAACACTACCTCCAGGAGAATCAATATGCATGGTTATATCTGACTTATCAGAAGAGTCCAAAAACATTAATTGAGCTTGTACAATTGTGGACATACGGTCATCAACAGGTCCTGCAACCCATAAAAGTCGGTCTCTCATCAAACGAGAGAAAATGTCCATTTGAGTAACACGTAATTCTCTTTCTTCTAAGATGTAGGGTGTCATTGAAGATTCAATCTTCAAACCTTCATAATGTAAATCGAGAGAGTTTTTACCGAGGTGTTTAACGTAGTAATTCTGAAATTCTTTTCCAATTTCCATATTTGTGATTTTTCACAAAAATAGAAATTATTTATGACAATCCCAAAATATCATCAGCAATTTCTTGAGACGAAAGTTCGGTCCATTTTCTCGGGTGTTGATAAGACCAAAAAGTCTTCCAATTACCAAACCAAATTAAATCTTTTTTTCGAGGGTCTAAAGTTCTATAGTCAGTGCTGTCTTTTGGAAATCTTCCGATGTTATACGTTTTATATACATCTATGTATGGAATGTTATAGTAAGTGATAAAAGATTTATTTATATCATCGAAAGGAGTTTCTACAATTGGAGTACAACCATGGATTCTAACATATTCTTGAACTCTTTTCACCCAAAGTTTGCATTCCTCATAACTTTCGGTTTTCAAAATGAATCGAACTAATTTACCGTAATCATTGAATCGGTGTGAAAAAATCCTGTTCATACCGTGTTCAGGGACATACTTGTATATAAGAATTTCCCAATCACCATAAAATTCTATAGGTAGTTTGAAATATGGACAAAAAGATTTTTTAGGAGATATAGGATAAGACTCCACTGTGTAAGGAGTTTCATCATTTTTTAGATATTCTTTTACTTCGACGTAGTAAGATTCGTCAGGACCTGACATTCTAACAAGAACCCCTTTATCAAAATTATAAATTATACGTTCATTATTCAGTGCTATATACATAATCCTCTATGACTAATTTATCAATTATTTTTTTATTTAGAGCTCTGAAGGCTTGATTTGGATTTTCAATAATAGGTTCGTTGTGAGAATTAAAAGATGTATTCAATAAAACAGGAATTCCTGACAATTTATAATACTCGTTCAAAATTTCCCAAAACTTAGGTAAATTGTCTTTAACGACAATTTGTGGTCTCGCAGTTTTATCAGATTTTTGAATTACGGCAGGAATTTTATTTATCCATTCCTCTTTTGTTGAATAACATAAAGTCATAAACTCTGATGTATATTTCGATTTCGAACAGGTGAAAATTTCATCAAATTTTTCTTCCAAAACAATTGGTGCGAAAGGCATTGTTTCATATCTATTTAACCTTTGATTCAAAATACCGTGAGTCCCTACATCTGTTGGACGCACTAAAATGCTTCTTGCACCTAAAGCTCTTGGTCCGTGTTCAGAACCTCCTTGAAACCACCCAATTATTTTACCTTCATTTAAATCTTTTGCAATTTCTTCAGCACTATATTTTGACTTTGAGAAATTATAATTTTTCGATATCTCTGAAATTTTGTCATTGCTATAGGAAGGTCCCAGTAAAACATTTTTTAATTTTTTGGGTTTTGGCCACTCTCCAAGCTCATGAGATTTTTTTATACACGCGCCAAGTGCTAGTCCTTCATCACCCATAGGAGGCATTACGTAAATTTCTTCAACCCAACCCAATTCGTTAATCTGTTGGTTAAGTTTAACGTTGGCGAATAAGCCTCCGGCAAAACAAAGTTTTTTATATTCAGGATAAAGTGAATGCAAGTCTTCAACAAACTTTATCATCAAATCATTGGTAAGTTTTTGTAAGTTGAAACAATATATTTCTCTCTTCTCTTTTGTAGAAAAATATCCGTCCTTGAACATCATGTCACAAACAAATTTTGTTTTCCATGCTGTTGTTGTCGGGTAAAAACTTAAATTTTTATAATTGATTAGGGAATTCAAAATCTTATAGATTTTTTCGTCATAATGACCGTCCGCAGCCATTCCCATTAATTTTCCCTCATCTTTACACATTCTCCATATTCCTTCATTATATGCGTCATAACCCATAATTGAAGAGGTACTAAAACCCCACAGATGAGACAAACTTCCACATGAATTATATGGATACTGTCTCAACAGTTGCATTTTTCCATCTTCACATAAATAAATTTTCATTACAGTATTCTCACCACCTCCATCGTATGTTATAGTAATTACTTTACCTGACATACCACTCGTAAAATATGCACCATATGCATGAGCGTCATGATGAGAACAATTTTCATAATCTAAATGTGTAATTTCTTCAACATATTTTTGACTTACGGGTGCGACAAAAACTCTATAATCTGAGTTATCAACTTTATAACCTGTAGTCTCTTCGATTTTTCTTGTACAAAGGAGTGCAGATGTTTCATGAACATCTCCGGCTTTCTTTCTTGACATTCGTTCTTCTTCCAAAGCCGAGATTATTTCACCGTCTTTTACAACCGCACAGCAACCACTGTGTGAGCCACAGTAGAAACCAAAAATAGTACTCATGTTGGTCGTTTAATTAAAAAATTATTTATGACTAAATAATCTAACTTTCTATTGAGAGTTGTTCCAATGGCATCAGAAGGAGATTCAATTATTGGTTCTGATGGTCCATTAAAACTTGTATTCAAAAGTACTGGAACACCTGTTTTTTTATAAAAACTATTTATTAATTCGTAGAATTTTGGGTTCGAGTCTTTTGTAACAGATTGATGTCTTGCAGAATTGTCCACATGAACAACAGATGGAATTTTTTCTCTCCACTCTTTTTTTACTTCCGTTGTTACAAGCATGAATGGTGAGTATACTGATGATTCAAAAATTTCAGATTGATGCTCAAATAAAACTGCTGGTGCAAAAGGTCTATACCATTCTCTTCCTTTTATGTCTGAGTTGATATGTCCAATCATCCATTTCGAGGTTGGGGATGCAATGATAGACCTATTACCTAAAGCTCTAGGACCAATTTCGGAACCTCCCTGAAACCAACCGATAACCCTATTTTGAGTTAACCAATGAGAAACCTCTTCAATAAGTTCTGAAAAATTTTCAAACTCTCTGAATTCAAGTTCGGGATGATTGTTGAGTGCCAATAATATTTCACCTCTTTCGTAAGATTTTCCGAAATACGGACTAATCAATGATGTCTCAGTTATATCAGTAATTTGTTGAAATCCATACCAAGCACAACCAAGAGGAATTCCCGAGTCATCCGCAGGAGGTAAAAAAAAACAATTTTCATACAATCCTGATTCTAAAATTAATTGATTAGAGTTACAGTTCAAAAAGGAACCACCAGCAACACAAACATTTTTGGAATTAGTAAATTTCTTTGCCAATTTTGCTAATATCAAAGAAGCTTTTTCTTGTGCTCTTTGATACATACCAGCAACACAAGCCCTTGAGAAAAAATCAGATTTCCAAGTTACTTTCGGGTATATAAAATTGTTATAAAATTTGAGGTCATCCTCCAATTCCTCTACAAAACATGGTCCTTCATCAACAATTGTTTTGTCTGCATAAGATGCAAGACCCATCAATTTTCCAGCACTCCAAGTATGAGATTTTTCTTCATAAACCAATTGTAAAGTTGCTTCAGCGTAAACAGTTCCTAATGAGACGTCTTCATTCGTTGCCCAAGGTACTGGAAACTTAATCCATTTTTTATAAATCTCGTCGTAAGAATTTTTCTTGAAATGATAAATTGATATACCTTCCGCCCAATCTTGATTTGTATCCAATGACCATTTTTTTGGGTCGTACCATTCATGGGTCGTGTTTTTATAAGATATTATACTTCCTGATGCGTCCGCTACGATGACCGCGGCTTCATCCAAACCCGAACTAAAAAAACTTGAATATGCATGAGCCAAATGGTGCGGAATGAATAATAAACTTTCTCTTTTTACATTCGGAAAAACTCTGAAAAATTTAATAGGTGCGTCATCAATTGTCTCTGTAGTTGAATAGACCCAAAGACTAATATCCTGATGTGAAATACCAAGTGCATTCAAACAATAATTTATTGACTCAACAGGGATAAGTCCACCCTGATAAGCACCGTCATGTTTGATGCGTGACAAACGTTCTTGAGTAATACCCACAAGAACTTTACCATTTTCAATTATTACCGCACCTTTATCATGACCTACTGAGAAGCCTAATACTTTCATTTTTGAATTTTTTAATTTTGTTGTTCAGGAACGTCTGTATCCAAAAGCACTGCAGTTCCCTCTACCAAATCATCGTCACACTTATATATGTGAACTCTGTCGTTAAATTTAAAAACAACGACTTTTTGAATCATTTCATGAACTTTCGATTCTTGGGGGACATCAACGATAATTCCTTGTTTATCTTGAAGTATGAACCCCAAAGCTTTTGCGAAAATGATGGACGCATCAAGAGCGTCTTGTAAATCTATTTTATTTTCCATTTTTATTCTGTTTCATCTGCGATTATGTCGTTAAATTCCGACGCGGCAATTGGATATCTTTCCTCAAAAATTTCATACGCCCTTTCCCTTCTGAATAATTCAATTTCTTTTTGAAACAACTCATCGTGTAAGGTGTCTATTTTATTCTGGAGATATTCATTTTGATTTTTTAATTTGTTCAATTCAATGGCCATTTGATGGTACTTTGTAAGTTTAGAGTTTAACATCATTAATACCCCAAGAAAACTTAGACAAATAACAACAAAAGCAATTCTTAAACTTTTATCGGAAATCATAAGATTAATTTTAATAAAACTTTTTAATAAACAAATGAATTTTGAAAATCATTCCATATTTTGGAAAGGGTATGATTTTCATTCACTAATGTTGGTGCAAAGGGTCTATGCCTCATTCTCATTCTTGCTTCTTCAGGAGTTCTATCAGCTTTTCTCAAATTGCATTTTTGACAAGATGTAACGAGGTTTGTCCAATTATTTGTTCCACCTCTCGATTTGGGTACAACGTGGTCCAAAGTCAAATCCTTGGAGGAACCACAATATACACATTCATAACCATCTCTTTTATATATTCTGTTTCTGTTTGCCCGTAGTTGACGAGTGTAGTGTCTGATGTATCTCAATAACCGAATAATTACTGGACGCACATAAGTTTTGTATCCTGAAACAATTGGATTTTCATCGGATTTAACAATTTCCGCTTTTCCTTTGTCCACAAGAATGAAACCACGTTGAACCGAAGTGACGTTCAAAGGGGTATAATCATAGTTCAAAACAAGCACGTGACTCATACAAAAAATTTTTACAAAAATAAGTTGTTAATGTCAAAAAAACAAAAAAGGGTCAGTAATTTCCGACCCTTGTATATTTGAAGTTTTAATAGTTGTTTATGGCTCGAGATTTTCCACGTCTCAACATGCCGACTTTCTCATTTATCATTTTAGATTCCAAAAGACAATTATTTTGGTCCTGTTTCATATTCATAAATATTACATAACCAAACATATTTATAAATAAAATTGGATGAAGTTTTTACTTTTTTATAGTGATTTGTTGTCGGAAGCGAGAATGATGGGGAACGAAAAGTTTGATTGGGTTGCTTCTAACATGGGAAATTGGTTATTTGACGAATTATTTGCAAATCCTGATAAAATCCAATCATTACCTAACATGGACCAATTTTCTACGTGGGTATGTTCAAAAATCAAAAAAACACCAACTTCTACTGACCTAGTCGACAATTTAGATTTGATGGAAACATTTCTTCATAGACTTGACCCGAAAGAATCTTCTGCCTTCATTAAATCTGTAATTTCAACTTTTCCAGTAATCTTGAATAAAATCACAAGATATGGAAAACCTGAAGTTATGGGAAAAAGAGGAAGACCAATGGGTTCAAAAAACAAACCTAAACCTGATATGTTGGGTGTAGACATATTAAAAACCGTAAGACCTGTCAAAACAACCACTCAAATTCCACAAGAACCTCAACCTGAAGTGGAACCAAAAAGAAGAGGTAGACCAAAACAATATGATGACGACCTTACAGCAATTGAAAGAAGTAAGTTTAGAAGAGAGGGTCCCGCAATGATACAAAGTTTGGAAGCAAAGGCTCAATCACTTGATAATGAAGTGACATTCATAATTCAAAGAATTAAAAAAATTATGGGTGATATTGAGAAAAGAAAAAAGTTTTTCGGTATATCTTAAATTTTTAATAATTTAGCTTTATATTTCAATGTTCGGGAAATAGTACAGTCCGGTAGTATGCTTGGTTTGGGACCAAGAGGTCGTAGGTTCGAATCCTGCTTTCCCGACAAACGTCTTCTTAGCTCAGTCGGTTAGAGCGAGTGACTGTTAATCACTAGGTCCTTGGTTCGAGCCCAAGAGAGGACGCCACAAGCGGAAGTAGCTCATTTGGTAGAGCACGACCTTGCCAAGGTCGGGGTGGCCAGTTCGA